CGGAGATCAAATCTTTGGTGGTTTTGATGTAGGTAAAAGGCGTCATCCTAGTCATTTAGTTTTGTTTAGGAAACGTGGGCAATATATAGAACAAGTACATCAATCATTCTTAGAGGGTTGGAATTATTCTGATCAGATTGAATATCTAAATGAAGTTGCTGAAAACTTTAATATTAGTTCTGGTTATGTAGATAATACAAGAGGAGAGCTAGAGGATCGTGGTCTAGACACTAGATGGAGATCAATGACTTTCACTAGGAAATCCAAGAATACTATGGCACAAGTTTTTGAGCAGTTTGTGCATGGGGGAACATTACGTCTTATAAAAGATGAGAGGCAGAAACAACAAATATTATCTGTAAGTAATGAACTAAAAGCACCGGAAACTCCGCTTGGTCATGGTGATGCGTTCTTTTCTATTGCTATGGCTCTCCAAGCAGTTCATGATACAGCATATAAATTTGTAAATTTGGGTAGTTTAACTGATTGGTTTAATGCTATTAGTCCAAATGAAACTGCTGAAAGCAGGAAAGAAAAACTTAGTGGGGAACAGTCAGAGAATTCTAATAATGGTACACCATTAGAAGCACTTCAAATGCAACCAGTTAATGAGATGGAACGAATGGAGTTTGCACCAAATCCGCAATGCTCTGAGCAAGTTTGTAACCCCTCCTTTTGGGTAGCTGAACGTGGTTTATGTTTGTATTGTGGTCATAGAAAATAATATTTTAAAGGAGAGGTACGCTCATGACAATAACCGTTAATCAATCAGTAGTTAGTTCAAAAAATTCTGCTTCAGAGGATCTTGCATTATCTGAACAAGCAGAGATTATATTAGGGCATAGGTATTTTTTAAGAGATATGAATGGAGAAATAATTGAGGATAGCAAGACTCTTTTTAATAGAGTGGCTACTGCTATTGCTTCTATTGAATCAAAGTATTTAACTTTGCCTATTGAAGCAGATCTAGTTCGTAATGATTTTTATGACATTATTAGTAAGCTAGAATTTCTCCCCAATTCACCTACACTTATGAATGCTGGTACTGCTCAAGGTACACTATCAGCTTGTTTTGTTCTTCCACTAGAAGATTCTATGGAAGGCATTATGAAGGCTGCTACTGATGCTGCACTGGTTCAAAAATTTGGTGGGGGTACTGGCTTTGCATTATCTAAAATCAGACCCCGTGGGGATAGAATAAAAACTACTCATGGAATTGCATGTGGGCCAATTGAGGTTCTAAAAACACTTTCAAGAGTATCCTCAATGATAACCCAAGGGGGGAAAAGAGATGGTGCAAACATGGCGGTCATGGCAATCGATCATCCTGACATTCTTGATTTTATTGATTGTAAGTCTGTTGAAGGAGACATACACAATTTCAATATTTCAGTTGGGGTTGATTCACGCTGGATGGCATATGTACTAAAAGATGTTGATTATCCTTTAGTTAACCCTAAAACAAAAGAAATTGTTGGGTATCTAAATGCTAGAGAAGTGTTCAATAAAATAGTTGCAGGGGCTTGGAAAAACGGAGAACCAGGCATGATTTTTCTGGATGAAGTAAATCGGGATAATCATGTCATAGAACAGTTTGGTGAGATGGTAGCAACTAATCCTTGTGGTGAACAGCCACTGCTAGGCAATGAATCTTGTAACCTTGGATCTATTAATTTAGCTAAGTTCTATGTTGATGTTGAAAATGATACTTGGTGGGATAAAATTAATTGGGATCGTTTAGAGAAAGTAACTAGAACTTCAACTAGATTTTTAGATAATGTTATTGATGCAAACCATTATGCTACTCAAGATATTGAAGATATGACTAAAGCTACTAGAAAAATTGGCTTAGGCGTTATGGGCTTTGCAGATCTTCTTATTCAATTACAGATTCCTTATGCTTCTGCATTGGCTAGAGAAGTTGGTGGGGAAGTTATAAAAGCAATCCGTAATTGGGCAGATGATGAATCTCTTAGATTAGGGGTTTTTAGAGGAACATTCCCAGCTTGGGATAAAAGCACTTATAAGATAACTGAAGCATACCGAAACCATTGCCGTCTTACAGTAGCTCCTACTGGTACAATAAGTATGATTGCAGATACTTCTAGTGGTGTTGAACCTACATTTGCACTAGCTTGGAAAAAGCAAAATATTCTGGGTGGGCAGACTCTTAATTATGTAAATAAGTATTTTGAGAGAGACGCTAGAACTTATGGCTTTTATTCAGAAGACTTGATGAATTATCTTGCAGCTGGTGGATCTCTACAAACTACTGATGTTCCTAGTTGGGTAAAAGGAGTTTATGCTACAGCACCAGAGATTTCTCCAGATGCCCATGTTTTAATGCAAGCAGCTTTTCAAGAACATGTAGATTCAGGTATTTCTAAAACAATTAACTTTGCTAATGAAGCAACTGTTGAAGACGTTGAAAATGCTTATCTTTTAGCGTGGGAAACTGGATGTAAAGGTATTACAGTTTATCGAGCTGGGAGTAGAGAAAAAGAAGTTTTGGTAAAAGGAAATGTTGAAACAGATACGTATATAGATTATGTTTCAGATGATTCTCAGGTCTTTAGTATGATCTCTAAAGAGGCTTGTTGTGAGAATCCCTTTGTGGTTATGGAGTCTGGTTGTGAGACTTGTAAGTCCTGTGGTTGGAGTGCTTGTCTTATTTCGCAGGTAAACAGGAATAATTGAGTATAATGTAAAAAGGGGGAAGTGTCTATGGACAAGGTAATTATTTATTCAGCTAGTTGGTGCGTACCATGCCAAGCTGCTAAAAGGTGGTTTGACGATAAAGGTATTGCTTATATTGAGAAACAAGTGGATGATGAAAATGATCCCAGTATTCTAAAAGAGTTTACAGATGCAGGATACAGAGCAACTCCTACAATTATTATTAATGACCAAGTAATTGTCGGAAATAGTCCTAAGAAGTTTCAGGAAGCTTTAGCAATGTAAAGGGGGGTTCAGATGCCCATAGGAAATTTGTTATCAGGATTAGATCAGCAGTACGTGGCACTAAAAGATGAAGCCGGAACATGGAGAATACTAAACACTTGGAGTGAAGATCTAAAATCATTGGATGCGGAAGACGAAATCCCCGATGATAATGCTGCTGTCACGCTTCTTTCTGAGGGGCAATTTATTGCTCTAATTAAAGAAGCTGGAAGACTTGGGGTTTTAGCTAATGCTACTGCATCGTCAATGCCCACTATAGGTTTTGAAGAAGATTTAGCTAACCAAGATAGAGAAATAGAAAATTTGAAACAACAACTTGCCAAAGCTCAAGAAGAAAAGTTGCTAATCTTAAGGGAAACACCCCGTTCGGAAGATTATAATTTGAAGGAAAGAGCTATGGAATCTATTTTGAAACTAGCAGCTATGTCGGATATGGCAAAATTGACTATTACCAAGGACGAATAAAAACTATGAAACTATCTGAATATCTTCCTCAAGTGCCTCAAATGACTCAACAAATGACTGATCTCAATAAGCAGATTAGTCTATTAGATATTATGAAGGCAACTGGAGATACGGGATCAGCCCCTACGATTGGCTTAGACAATGTAGTAAACACTTGGGTACGTCATCAAATGGCATACAGGCAACAGCTTGTAATGGATTTGCAGACAATTGCTATGTCAGTTGAGGAAATCAGAGGACCATTAAGTCATATTACAGGTGAGGTTTTTCGTAGAGGGGTTGAATTTATACCAACTGTTGAAGACCCTGATCCTGAACAAAAAGAAAAACTTCAGAAGTGGCTTTCTGATTGTAATGTTTTTGATCAGTCATTAGAAGAAGTATTACGACAATTTCATTTTGATGTTAATTCCTTAGATGATGGATTTCTGTATTTAGCTAAGGAATATAAAGATACTGGAGAGGGGACAATAACTTCCAGACTAAAAGAAATACGAAGATTAAATCCTGCTGTAGTAGAATTTGATTTAGATTCTGCTGGCTTACCAAAGAATGCACATTGGTTCTGTCCTATACACAGAGAAAAACTACAGGAAAATCCGGGAGTATGTGAAGGAGGAGATTGTCATGTTGAGTTAGTGCCTGCTATGTATAAGTACTACCACAGAAG